TGTTTCAGCACAATTTCACGCAGCCAATGCCAATCAAGGATTCCCACACACTTTGAATAAAATCCCGAGTGGATATATATTAGTGGGAGCAGCAGCAGCAACGAATATTTATAACGGGACACAGGCGAATACCGTCAATACCATTTATCTGCAATCGACTGTGGCGACATCAGCCAGTGTTTTGGTTTTTTGAGGAGGGCTTAAGCTATGGCATTTAATTATTCGACAGCTTATGAAGACACCTTAGCTTATCATCAAAATAGGCTGAACCAAATGCAAAGTCGAACCGGCGACTGGCAGAACGCGAGCATCGCTGCTGTCGATTTACCAATGACGGCCGAGCAAGGTTACATCAATGACCCGACCTTGCAACGGAATGTGAACGCAGAAAGACTAGGGAACGCAGCTTATAATTTTAGGAATAATCTAAATACCTATACCAACCCGCAAATTAATGCGGCTCAGGAATCAGCTCGCATGAATCTCGCGAATGATATTCAAGGAGCGAAATCAGACGCCAACGCGAGGGGACTCCTTCAATCCGGGGTCAACGCCGGAAATCAAGCCAATGCCAGGGCTCAGGAAAGCGGAAAGCTTGCCCAAAACATTCAAAACATTAACCAGACAGCCAATACTACGGCTGATCAATTGGATCAACTCACTGCAAAAGCCATTCAAGCAGGCGAAACCCAAAATATCAATACCGCTGCACTTCAAGAACAGGCCCAGGAAACCTCTTATGGCCAGGCCTTACAAGAACAACAACAACAACAAAGCTTCTTTGGAAATCTAATTAAAGGGATTGCGGGCATTGGAGCCGATGTCGCCTTAGCACTCTGAGGATAAAATTATGGAAGATTATAAGCCAACATTAATACCAGGAGCGAATCAGGATTATCTGACTGGCGTAAGTAAAATGAACGATTACGCTGGTCGAGATGTTTCTGAATTTCAGAACGATCTCAATCAGGGAGTCAAAGAACAATCCAATCTCATGGGTCCTTCGGATGATCAGAATCCAGAATCCCAGGCCTTAAATGCTAGAGCCAATCAGATGTATCAAGGCCAGTTGGCCAATATGACCCGAAACTCCATTGCCCCTGCCATGCAAAGGAAAATGGGCTTACAAAGCAATGCCATTGATAATCAAGCAGCTGAGTATACGAATCAGCAATCCAGGATGGCAATGCAATATCAACAAACAGCATTTAAACGCCAAGCAGCACTCACTCAAGCAGGGATTCAATCTCAGTTGATGAATAATATCTTTCAAGGAGTGGGATTTGGTGGAGCATGGGCTGCAAAGGGTCTTGTTTCCGCTGCGAATCCGTCGCCTATAGAAACCATGGGCGCTTCGCCCGTAACGAGCAATTATGCAGGTAATAATTTTTCCGGAACAGAAATGGATATGTCCAATTACGCTTAAGGGGAGATGAGTTTTATGGCTGACATGGGACTAGCAACTGGAGCAGGAATCTCCTCAGGACTTTTAGAAGGCATCCAATCTGCGCTTCAAATGCAGAATATGATGCAAGAGACGGCGATTAAGAAAAGAATGGCGAATGCTCAAAGCATGGAGGCTTTTGCCAGGCTTGCCGAATCGACAACTCCTGAATATGCCAGACAGCAAATGCAAAGATCAGGATTGCTACCCCAAGATCCAGTTCAGTCTGCTCAGACTTCTCAAGCCCAACCCCAGACCTCGAGCGGATATCCTGAACGAAATATTAGTGGACAATCTAGTCCTGGATTAATCGGAGGCTCCCCGGCCGTTCAAGCTCAGACCAACGATCCTCTTGCTATGCCCACTTATGAGCAATTCAAAGCGAATCCAAATGCTTATGGAAAGAGGGCTAGAGATGCTTTCATGCCCATTTATATGCATGAACAGATGATGGCACATGATCCGGCTTATCAACTGGAACTGGAAAAGAAGCAAACCGATGTCAAAAATGCTGGATTGGAACAATACAATAAAGGCGCTGAATCTTTTAAAACGACCAAACAAGAAATGGGCAATGCCAATGATGCCTTTGGCAAGGCGATGCGACTGACGGATGATCCTAGCCCGAAGAACTATCAAGCTGCGCTGCTTTCTCTTGTGAAACTCGATATGCCCGGCCAGGCCGCAAGTATTACCAGTATCGAACAGATGGAACAAAATCCCCAAATCATGCAACGGTGGGGGGATATGATTAAAATGGGCCGCAGCGGTCAGCCGACTGAAACGAGTATCAAAGATCTACAGCGTGTTGCATCCAATATGTATGCAGGCAAATATGAGAATTTCAAAAACCTGCAGGCCGATGAAGGTCGTATTGCCAATACTCGAGGAGTGCAAAACCCCAGCTACATTCAAATGCAAGGGGTCGACAAATACGGCAAGCTGGCCAAGGAGAAATTGAAAGAATTGGGGCCTTATCAGGCACCGACGACCACTGGGCTCTTAGCTGATGTATTCCCCCAACACTTTGGCGCAGCTAAGGATATAGGCAATTCCATTGTCGCTGGAGCCGGAAATCTCGCAGATAAAGCCAAAGGATTACTGTCTGCTGGAAACTCCGTTCGTCAAAATCAAACTAGCAATGCGACTACGGTTCCCCAATCCATTGATCCAAAAGATCGGATGATGATGGAATCTGAGATTAAGAAGAATCCAAATAGCCCGGCCGCTCAACACTTCAAACAGGTTTTAAAGATCTATAAATAGAGGTTTTATGGCTTCAGTTGATGATTTGATGTCGAAGTATCCGATTCCCAACTCCAATCCTTCGGCACCGACTGCGTCGGCGCCTCAATCGCCATCTGATGCCCTGATGAAGAAATATCCCTTGCCAGAAGATCAGCATTCATTGGGCGACAAAGTTCAGGCTGGCGTTGAGGGATTTGGAAATATGGCGACATTCGGTCTCTTGCCGGCCCTTGAGGCAGGTCATCAAGCTTTCATGAATTCAGCAAAACAGGTTCCAGGTCATATCGAAGGCGGGTACCATGAACCTGAAGATCAGCCTTATGTTGATTTTCCAACAGCGATCGCTAGAAACTCGGCAAGACATGAAATGCAGTCTAAGGAAATGCCAGGGCCCTATTATGGTGGGCAGCTCGCAGGGGCAGGGATAGGTCTTTTAGGTGCAGGCACTGCGGCCTACAAAGCAGGATCCGTTGCTGCCAAAGAGCTTGGCAAGAAAATCGCTGAAAAAGGTGTGGGTGGCTTAGTTGGCGAAGCGGTCCGTTTGGCGATTTACAAGAAGCTTTTCGGTGGGCACTAATAACAACCATCTAATATCATTACACAATTTATATGTAATATCACTTTACTTATCGTAACGCACTATGTTATATTAAGGATAGGTAAGGACGGATATGGCTACGATTCAAAGACAAGCAGATAGGCTCAGTAAGTTCACGAAAGGTCGAATGACCGAGCCTTTTCAGTGCCGCATGTGCTTGAAGAAAAGGCCAGCTGATTGGTCAGTTGACCGGATCGTCTTTGGTCGTCGTCAGTGGTATCCCATCTGTAAGAACTGTGCACCTCAGCATGGAGTCCTAACCACCGTCACTGGAAAGCGAAAGTATTGAGGTGATTTATGAGTTTCAATAAACTAGCTTGGCAGGTTCTGTTTTTCATGGGTTGGCACGTAATTGAGGATTGGGTATTACTCGGTCTTGCTCTTGTGCTTTTGATCGATTGGATTCAAACTAGAAGAAATGGTGGATCAACGAGGCCCGAAATCTCAGACGACCGGATTACATCCCAGGAATTCAAAACCCCAGGGGTCATCCCAGCTCATGAACAATGGGCTTAATCATGGCGGCCCTGGCGCTATGGGTCTGATGGGCATGATGACTCATTCGGATAGTGAGGATCCCACTGCCGCTAATTTAGAAGAAGCGTTAAAGGCTCGCCGCAATAAGATTGCGAAAGATCGAGACAATATCCCCCCTGATCAAAACGCTAATTATTAATCCCAAAGCTTCCGTTAAATATTAGTATTTAATAACAAGGAGGCTCATATGTCGCTTTCAGTTGTCGAAGGACTGATCTCAGTCATCGTGCCCTATTTGATTTCTGAGGCGGAAAAGCTTTTGGGGAATCAAAATGGAGTTCCAGCCACACCTGATCCGGTTTGGGTGAAAGGGCTGGTCCAAGAGGTCTTCTCACTTTTTGAGAAATACATCCCAAGCTTTTTACAGCCTGAAGAAGCTTTGGTTGAGCAGCTGATTGCGGATGCGGTCTCTAAGGTAATCAATAAGAAGTAAGCGATTTCATATTTCTCTCCACACGAAGTGAGGCGAGATGATCTTGGATCTATTGCTTTACGAATTACTTTGTCACAGACCTGAGATTGTCTCGCCTTATGAAATAAGCCATTTTCACTTAATCCCGGAGGCCTGTATGAAGGATTATAGGTCTATCGTTTTGCCGATTGCGGCTCAGTATCAGGTCAATCCCTATTGGATTTTGGCCATTATTCAAAAAGAATCCTCATCGAACCCTTATCAGATCCGGTATGAGCCTGCTTATCACTACCTGGTTGAGCCTTCGAAATACGCCAAGATGTTGAGAATCACTTTACCTACTGAGGTTGAGAGTCAGAAGATTTCCTGGGGATTAGGGCAAATCATGGGAGCAGTCGCTAGGCAACAAGGGCACCTAGGACTCATGAGTGAACTCGTTCAACCGGAACTTAATGTCAAACACATGTGCATTCTGATTGACCACCTAAAGAAGAAATCCCATGACCCAAACGACATTTTCTCGATGTATAACGCTGGCGCGAAAGGTCTTCAAAAAATTAACGGTCAATATTCAAATCAAATTTACGTGGATCAGATAAATGAGATTTTAAAGCAAGTCTCTAAATAGCCTCATTCTCAATTGCCCATCGATAAGTCTGATTCAGTCCCTCTTGAAGACTGATCTTAGGTTGAAACCCCAAGCTTCTCATCTTATCTGAGGTCATAATCTTTCTGGGCGTGCCATCAGGCTTGGATCGATCATAGTCGATGCCCCCTGAATACCCGGTAGCCTCTTTCACTTTAAAAGCGAGTGATCCAATGCTTTCCTCTCGTCCTGAGCCTAAATTGACCGTCTGAAGTCCCTCATAGTGATCCATGAGAAGAATCATGCCTTCAGCTGCGTCATCGACATGAAGGAATTCCCGTTTGGCTTGTCCAGTTCCCCAAAGAGTCACTGAATCCTGTTTGGTCTTTTTTGCGATATGAAATCGATGGATTAATGCAGGGATAACATGTGAAGTAGCCAGATCAAAATTGTCATGAGGACCGTACAGATTGCAAGGCATACAAGAAATAAAGCGACGTCCTTTTTGTTTCGCATACGCTTCACACAGTTTTAATCCCGCAATCTTTGCAATCGCATAGCCTTCGTTCGTCTTCTCTAAGGGACCTGAGAGTAAGTCATTCTCTTCAATCGGTTGTTTGCAATCTCTAGGATAAATGCAGGAGGATCCGAGATAAAGAAGCTTTTTGACATTATATTTATCTGCCGTGTAAATAACATTGCAAGCCATCATGGCATTTTCATAAAGAAAGTCTGCGGGGCTCATGGAATTAGCCATGATGCCGCCTACTTTGCCTGCGGCCATAAAGACGTAATCGATATAATGCCGACAGAAAAAGTCATCCACGGCCCTGGGATCTAATAGATTTAAGCCTTCTCGGCTTCGGGTGATAATTGAGCTGTAGCCTTGGCCTTTTAGTTTTCTGACTAAAGCGCGACCGACTAATCCGGTACTCCCTGCGACAAAGATTCTGGCGTCTTTTTCCATGACTCCCCCATGCCTATGATTGCATCACTTTGATCACAGAATCTAGCACGGTACGCGCAAAGGATTGATAGCTGAATTTCCTAAATCCTCCGCACTCGCCTAAATATTTTTGGCTTCTATCCAGATCCTGACAAAAGGAGAGAGGATCTTGATTAGGATCTAAACGGTCGTTCAGAAGCGGATCAATGGGAACCATCACTCGATCATCCAAATAGGTATTAATATCAGGCGCTCCCACATAAATCGGAACGCAGCCGGCGACTAAAGCATCGATGATCTTTTCAGTCACATAACCTGGCATTTGGACATTCTCGATGCAAAAGCAGTATTTATAATTCCTCAAAACCTCAATCTTTTGTCCTGCAGGGATTTCAGGCGCATCAGCCCATCCCCTGCCGTAAAGATCCATGACCTTTTTCTCATCCCTAAAATGCCGGATCATCTGAAATCTCAAATCATGGAGCTGATGACTTAAGGCATAATCCCATGTCTCAGATAATCCCAGGCGATCGTTGTTCTGAAGCATGCTCCTATAATGCTTATTGGAGCTCACCATCACTGACAAACCCTTTCGTTCTTCCCAGGGCATAGGTGCCTGAAGATCCTTCTCCTCGTCATAACTTGGAAAGTAAGCCCGGATATTGCCTAATTCACCAAACAGCATCTGAAACGGAAATTCTCCCCGAACCAAATTGAGTATGTCATAGAAGATTGGGACAAAAAGAGGGGATTCGAGACAGTAAAGAACTGCCCTCTTCGCTTGAGCCATGTAGAGCCTGAGGCCGATCTGATTTTCTTCCTCTTGAACAATATAGACGTCGGAAGGATCGATGCGCTTATTCTTAATCTCAACTAAGGCTTCCAGGCCTGATAGCAGCTGGAAGCCCTCTCGCTTCGCATATTGATCGAGATACGATATCCATCCCGACCCGGGGTATTGTTGCCAGATTTCTGGATTATTCCAAGCAGTTTTTCCAACATCGAACGCGGTGATATTCGAGCAGTGCGCAATGATTTTCTCCCCCATAAGAATCCCCTTTAGCCCTTGCCGTCGCCGGAGCCGTAGCCTGATCCGTAGCCGTATCCTGATCCATCGCCATAGCCAGAGCCGTAACCTTCGCTGGAGTCGATTCTGCTTTCCATATTCCCCTCAAATATGTCTTAGCCTGATCCGTAGCCGTCTCCATAGCCGTCTCCATAGCCGTTGCCATAGCCATAGCCGTCTCCATAGCCGTCTCCATAGCCGTTGCCGGAGCCATAGCCGTCGCCTTCGCCGTAGCCGTAGCCGTAGCCGTCGCCTTCGCCGTAGCCGTAGCCGTCGCCGTAGCCGTCGCCGTAGCCGTCGCCGGAGCCGTAGCCTGATCCGTAGCCGTAGCCGTAGCCGGAGCCGTCACCTGAGCCGTCACAGGAGTCATAGCCGGAACCGTCGCCGAAGCCGTAACCGCAGCCGCTAAACGAAACCATTATGCTTTCCATATCGGTACACTTTCGATCGATGCTTTGGCTTCGTTGGTTACATTTAAAATTTCAATGGCCTCCGTCAAAACGACGGAATCGACTGGGCAGGGGAATTTGCATTCTTTCGGATATTTCACGCCTTCCATTGCCAATTGACTGAGACTTGCAGCACCCTTCCAGTACCATAGCCGTCTAGCATTAGTGAGCGTGACCTCTTTTCCATCTCGTTTTTCAAGAAATCCCGCAAATACTCCTGCCGAAAAAGTCCTAACTATTACATAGGGTTTATCCATATTCCCATCCTCTCATCTCGAAGAACTCCACTAGCTATTGATTAGTTTTTATGCCATTTTTTAAGATTTGGAGCCTGAAAATAAGGCGGAGCATTTTCTCCCTGTAATGCCCTATCTAAATCATAAGCAACATTCGAAATTGTATTCTTGGGCACAGGATGACCTATACCTTTACCAAGCTGTCTAATATAATTGATAAGCTGATTCCAGGATCGAATTGAAAAACCAGCTTGTCGTAATGATTCTAATTCTTCACGATTCACTTCCGATAAAATCTTTGTGATCGCTTCAAGATGCGGCTTAATGTTTTTAAAATTATTCATCTCAAACTCCACTTCTTCATAAAATGCTCTGTCGCCGCCTGGTCAATCTGAGGAGTCTTTAAATGCTTCATCGTTCTTGATCCGAAATGAAACGCAAAAGCTGCGAAATTCACAACCGTTGGAATTCCAAGTTGCTGAGCCCGAGTACAAAAATCTTGGTCGTTGTAGCGGTATTCTAATTTCTCATCGAGTCCACCCACTTTTTGCCAGACGGATTTGGGCATCATGACACAATAAAATGAAATCCACGGGAATGGGATGAGAAGCCTGCCTAAGGAATCATCGAAAAGTTTGACGTTGAGTAAGTCATCCAGGTGGTTGAGCTTCAAATCTTGAAGCGACATATCGGGACGGAGGTATATTTTTGGAAATTGCAATTCAATCGATGCTTCGTATCTTGAATTGAAATCTGAATTACTCATCGGACCTATGATGAGTTCTCGACCTAAGAATGCATTGTACATCCGAGAGAGGGAATTCCAGGATAAGATCACATCATCCGATAGCAGCATCAGATGCGTGGAATGTGTGGAGATTTTGGATAGGGCATAGTTTATTTTCTTTGTTGCTATATCCAGTTGTGGGTCCCAAATGATCTGAAGATTTTTGGATTGATGCTCAATTGCAGGAGGCTTGTCCTTTTGTCCTGAAACTAAAAAGACCTCAAATTCAATTCCCTGACTTAGAAGAACGCTATCTAAGGCTAATTGCAGATAAGGTAGATTTTCTTCTAGCTGATGAGTCAGAATGACGGAAACGACAGGTTCACTCAAAATTACTTCTCCGCTAAGAAATCCATTTGTCTAGGCATCCGGTATTTTTCGGGAGCCCGGTATTCACTATCCTCATCATCGACGAATTTCTGAAGGCCTGCCCGGATGACAGCTGAGGTCGTCCATTTGTTTCGCCTAGCAATCGCATCCACCCGTTCTTTCAAACGAGGCGAAATCTTACATGCAATGAAATCAGTATAATCTTCGTCCGGAATGTAACTTCTAATGCTTCTCGACATGCGGTTACCCATTACACGATTCATGCCTACCACACAATACTTTAAAGCAACGAGATATTTGTGTTTAACCCTTGGTTAAACCCGAGTATAGGATAATGCACTATGTCTGAACGATATGAGAATAGCTATGGCCGATGACGGGAATGACCCAGACACTGCCTACCGGATGGGCTCAGCCGAGTACAAAGCATGGGTCGATAGCCGAGGTCACGCATACAGCGAGCGGTATCTGAGATATGAGGAATATCTCCTTGAGCAAGAATATCGCGCTAATCCCAAATACCGATTCATGATTGACCGTTGCGTTCAGGCAATGACTCAGTTGGTTAAAAAACAGAAGGAGAAAAAGAAATGAAGTCTGACTCAATTGCAAAGCTAGCTGATGCGCTTTCTAAAGCTCAGGGCGAGATGATGCATGCTCACAAGGATAAGGAGAATCCTTATTTCAAATCCAGCTATGCCGATTTAGCCTCTTGTTGGGATGCCTGCCGTGGACCCTTAAGTAAGAATGGTCTTTCAGTCACTCAACCGATCCAGGGAACTCCAGAAGGATTGCTTCTCCTCACCATTCTCATGCATACCAGTGGGGAGTGGGTCATGAGTCAATTGCCGATTCCGATGAATGAAAAGACCACTCCGCAAGCCTTAGGAAGCGCAATCACCTACATGAGGCGCTATGCTTTATCTGCAATCGTCGGTATCGCTCCCGCTGAGGATGATGGCGAGGGAGCTATGGGTCGTGGAAAAGAAGCGTCTGATAAAATCATTCCAAATTTAGATAAGCTCTTATCCTCTGCAGGAATTGCTAGAATTTATCTGGATAAAGAGATTCTTCCTAAGCGCTATCAGGTCAATCAGCTTTCAGAACTAACGGATCAGCAATGCAAATTACTGGAAAAGGAATTAGAGGATATGGCTCATAAGAAAGCCCGTAATGTGAATGCGGCTTTAGTGAAATAAGAGGATAAAAATATGTACGACCCAAAATTCACTCATGACCACCTGATGGAATGCCAGGAAACCAGAGCACTTTTGAAAGATAAATTTCCTGGTGCTTGGTTAGACGAACCAGACCGAGTGGAATGGAACCATGCCGGTCTCAATTGCATGGCAATTAGACATTCCCGGCATTTTCATTGGTGTGGATATGTGGGGTTACCACCCCATCATCCGGATTATGGGAAAGACTACGATGACGTCGACGTCGATGTTCATGGCGGACTCACTTATGGTGAAAAGTGTGTCGGGCATGTTTGTCATCAGCCTTTAACTGGAGAACCTGATGAGCTTTTCTGGTTTGGATTCGATTGTGCTCATTGGTCCGACTTACAACCTGGCATGGTCGCAATCTTGAAAGATTTATCGATGCCAATGCTAACAGATTTTAATCTTGAGCGATTCTCGACATACCGGGATATCGATTTTGTGAAGCGAGAGACTAATCAGTTGGCTGAACATTTTGCCAAGTCTTTAGCTAAATAAATTTGCAATTGTGAATACGATCCGATTATAGGTTGCCTTCAGAACCAACAACTAGAGGCTTAAGGAGATCAGGGGCCCGGTTTAGACGATTTATCAAATTGGGCCCCTGATCTAGTTTCTTTTAGGAAATGTACCTTTTGCCATTTGCAACAGAAGGGACATTGTTTGCATGCATTCAATAATCGATTCAGTAGCAAAAATTCAAGCACAAGTTGCAGCAAATAACAAAAAAGAATCTGACAAAATTGAGCCGGAAAGAAAAGGATTAGAATTTATGGCAATCCGTTTCAACATAGTCGACAAACGGCGTGAACTTCGAAGTCAGTTGAAGCCCGCGGAAAATTATCTGCTTGATGAAATCGAATTGGCGACTATTGGGGGCCGCAACGAAAAGCGTACCATTGCATCCGAGGCTCAACTTTACATCGAGGATCTATCCAATGCTTTGGGATACAAAGAAAAGGACAAGATTTGGTCTCTATTAAAATCCCTTCAAAACAAGAAACTGATCATCAGAAGACCCACGCGATCCAAGGGATTAGAAATCATAGGACTAAACCCCGAGATATTCGGTCAAATTTTGATCGATAAACAAGACGCTATCGAACGCAGAAAACATCTCAAACTTGTAAAACCAATGAATGATTCTAAAAACGAACATCCGATTCGAAGGTCCGAAACCGATGAATCGTCAGTATCGATCCGACGAAGTATCGGGCACGAACCGACAGATCGTCGGTTAGATCAAACGGAAGAACTTGAAATCATTGAAGAAAAAAGTGCCTTAGATTCTTCTAGATCTTTATTAGATTCTTCTAGAGGGCAAAATCAGGAAAATAAACCTATCGGTTCAGGGAATGGGAACGGGGAATCTTGGACTGATGTGAAGGGCAATATCAGTTCCCCAACCCTCGGGATGACTAGGGATGCCTTTGATGACCGAAAAGCTTTGCTCCAATCTCAGCTAGAAGCTTTGAAAGCAGGCAAGTTATAGTAGACTGAATCAATGGGGGATAGGGTCACTCTTGCTGATTATGTCTTTCGATTGATTCAGCAGGGCAAACGGGATTCAGCTGAATTCGAATCTCTGGTTTCCTACTACGGTCTAGATCGCCTGAGAGAGCTTTATCAGCAGGCTAAGAAGGAAAAGGACCTGGCCAAGGAACACCATCAATCTAGGATTGCAGAAAGCCAGAAGAAATGGGCAACTAAGGATGCACCAGGGGGAAGGTATGGGGACAATGAGATATGAGCGCCAGAACGCCATTACAGCGCGCTAAAGCGATTTTAGACATCTGCGCCTGGGAACTGAAAAACCTATCCATCGGCGATATGATGACGCTCGAAGCTGCGATTCAGAGTGAGATTGAAGCTGCCGAAAGGGTAGTGATGCGTGAGATCAATCATGGCCGGGTCCCAGAACACATGGCCAATGAAATTCAAGATCCTCGGGTGAGACTAGTTCCAGTTCGGAAAAGAGAGAAGAAGTGATCCGAAATAGTGTCAAAGTAGCACGCCGTCCTGTTAAGACGTGTAGTCCTCGTGCGAGTCGAGGTTTCGGAGCCAAAGGAAATGAATGACCCGCAATCGTCTCAGAAATCCTCATCCTGAAGATTACGCTGCATTGACCTGCCTGATAGCAGGAGTTGGGATTATTCTATTCACGCTAGCCGATAGCTCGACAGGGATATTTATCTGCGGATTCATTGCGGCTGTATCGTTCTTATTTGGGCTAGTGTTATGGTGATCACTCATGGCAAAACGAGGTCCTAAACCCATCCCAATTGACTGGGAGATCGTTGCGAAGCTGGCCCATATTCAATGCACACAGGAGGAGATCGCCTATACCTGTAAATGCGATGTTAGGACGCTCGATAAGCGGTGCCCCAAAGAAACAGGACTGAAATTATCGGATTATATAAAAAACCACGCCAGTGGCGGCAGGATGAGTTTACGCAGGTGGCAATGGAGAGTCGCTGAGAATGAAGCGCAGGGTCGTGGGAAATGCACCATGCTTATCTTTCTAGGTAAACAATACCTAGGCCAATCTGATCAGGGTCTGCAGAACAAAGACACGAACCTGGGGAACTCAGATCCTGATCAGGTTGAACAACTGACAAAGTGGTTAGAGGAATTGGACGGTGTGTGAATAATAAGACGGTTAATCTATGCACTAAGCATTGGATCGAATATGAAATAGGTCAGCAATGTCCTGCTTGTATTGAAGCGCCAGAGGATGAGGAATTGGATTCGGTGTGAGATTTTTCAAATACTTTCTGGGAGAGGACTTAGATCGATGCACCTGCAGTTTAATCCCGGATCCATATGCATATTGTCCCGAGCACTCTGACATCTATGCTGCCATTCAGCGAGAAACCGATGAGAGAATTCGAGAAGCACAAGAGATCGAACAAAAAGCTGAGTCGGCACTGAGAATAGAACGCGCCATCGACGAAGCTTGGGAGAGGAATAGGACGTAATCTTAACTCGACTCATCTCCTCTCTCATGGCAATCCCTCCATCTCGGAGGTTTCATGAAACGAACAAAATTAATTACGATCCTGATCCTATTAGCCATGCCTATGGCTTTTGCCAACGAAACAGAGACTTCAAATCCAATCAGCGAGCAGCAGCAATCTCAGCTGGATCCGCAAACGAGCCAAGCTGTATTCGGCATATTGCTTACCCTTCTAGCTAATCCTCCGGCTAGAGCTGTCGCAACGGCCATCGCTGCAAATGCGGCAGGTTCTAAACTGAGTGATGGTTGTAAGGGATATATCGTCAATCCGGGGTTTCAGAATCTGCTCGTACAATTCACGACATTGGCCAAGCTTGGCGTATTGAAATCAGGCTCATGCAATGACATCGATACGTTGATCAAAACCCACGTTCCCGATGAACTCAAATCAGCGAGGGAAATAGTTAAATGCGCATGCGAAGCAGCTGGGTTATAATCTTAGGTATCCTCTGGACGTTGGGGGGCGTTCATACTTTGCGTGCGGATGAACGTCCCCTTCATAGGACATCCACTTCATTCCATTTAGGCTTTGACTACCTGGGTAATGGAACTGGGAGCAGATTCGGAATCACAACGCCCTATGTCCTCTCAGATACAATAGCCATTCGAGCGAGCTATCTGACTCTAGGACAGCCTTTTGAGACGATGTTAGGGACAGAGGTCTATTACTTCAAAACGCTTGAGACCAGTCTCATTGTCTCGCATCGCATCTTAGATCAATTGAGGGGATTTCTGAGACTGGGGATAGGATTAGTCCTTCCGGATAACGATATCTCAAACTCCGTATCCATGAGTTGGTCGCCTAATTTCGGGATGGAGTATCTCGTGAGCCGGTTTGGATTCTCGCTTGAAGTCGGGGGCTTTGAAGCATTGCCTGGAATCGCTAGGCGAGTGCCGAAAGAGCCTTATTATGGGCGTGGGATTCATGCTGGATTGGCCCTGAATATCTATATTTGACATTACTAGCGCAATGCGTTAGTGTGTTATCTGATCTGCCATGGCGAACTATAAGGTCGGTTTTATTCGGAGTTTGATGAAAGATCAAAATAAGGCTAAAGACAAAAACAAGAAATTGCTGATGCGTAAACGGGATCGGCATTCCATCTTAATCGAAAAAGCCGCCTTAGCAGCTTATAAACAGCTCGGATTCAATCCAATGACTATTTTAGCATCCATGCAAATTTTCCCAGGGGATTTCTTTGAAGACGCTCAGCCCTATTTGAATAGCCTCTCATTCATGGAGAGATCAAACAGCTGGTATTTGAGGGATATAGAGAGTCATGATGCGATATTTTACAATGGATGCTCCGGCAAAGTTCAATTGGTACTGGATGGTGATAATTGGACCGACGGAGAATTGAAATTCTATAAGAAAGGCGCAAAAGCAGGCTTCGCTCAATTTAAAGAAGGCTTTTATGATTATCACGAGGGCGGAGTCGATTTCGGGGCATTTGCTGGCGAGGAATATAGCGTTCCAAGAGAGGACGGGGATGATGATTGACATTCATTACGCACTGTGTTATAAAGACTCAGGTATCCGGGTGGAAGTCTCGTTCTGTTGAACCATAGTTTTGAACAGACCAAATTTGGGAATAACAATTTAGCGGTTGAATCCCACACCTGGATACACCTATTTTAGGATCAGATGCGTGCAATGTTATTACGAGGATTAGTGGGCATTCTTTACTTGGCGACCTCCTGGGCGGTCAAGCTTCATATCGACCAGAATAATTACGGAGATGCAGCCTATTCGATCGCGGCTGGCCTTTTATTGCTGGGAGTCTTTTTCGAACTCGCAATGCAGCCTACTCAGATTTCAGTGAATCTGAAACCCAAGGATCCGGATGAACGCCGGGATTAGTAATGGCTTATAAATATGAGCTCTGGGATGGGAAAAAGGTAGTCGGATATTACCAAACCGAAAACGAGTTATCGGGTACACATATTCGTATTTTCCCTAGACTGGGGGACCGATGGTTGGAGTTCACAGTGCCGCTTACAAGTCGCATCGTTTCCAGTGATTATCAGGATCATCTTGTTCGAATCGTTTTGAATGTGAAAGGCAAAGAGAAACAACAAATTGCATTCTTAAAGACAGGAGTCTTTTGGTGAATGCCGGGATTAGCTTCGAAGCCTCTCTATCTCGAATCACCACTACGATCGATGGGGGATGGAAGGTCACATTCGACGTGCCTCAATCTGATGCGGAGTCCATGCTAGCGCTATCGGAGTATCGGGATAAGATCCTGCAGATTGGGATTGTGGTGAGGACAGAGGGGGAATCATGAACTATCTGACAGGGTTATCCCCAACGATCTATCTCGTTATCTGCAATTTGATCGCTCACTTTCTTTATGATATGTGCAAGCGATCGGTGCGGTTAGCGGTCAATCGCGTTAAACAAAATTAGTTTAACATCTCTTGACTAATCCATACTAATATACTATACTATTATCAAGAGGTGATTTATGCGTTCTTTTAAGCATGCCCTTGGCAATAGTAGGATTGGTCAAATCGATGCGGAAATCCTGAAAGACGGATTCTTGGAATTGGTCATCCTCCTATCAGTTGGTCTATTTTTCTTCTCATCTGGCTGTGATGCTCCACAAGCCCCACAAACGACAACCACAACTACTCCAGTTACCCAAGCAGCACCTACCCTCAATACAACGGTCTCAGCTCCCATAGATACTCCGTATAACTATGCAGGCACTCAGACTGCGAATAATGGATGTTGGGAGAATCAGGTCAGGACCAATGGTCCTTCCTTCGGTGCTTCTGGTAATTCAGGCTATCTCTGTACAGGCGGGGGGGCTTCTTATTCGAACTCTCCCTATCCAGCCTATCCCAATGATGTGACCTGGATTGGATTCTATCGAGATGGAACGATCTCGCTTCGAGACCAAGCGGGGATAGATCATACCTATACCGCATTCCTGCCTTATGGCGGGATTCCTTGTGAGCTAGACCTGAAAGACCAATCCAATAACACTCATGCCATTATCGGCCCAGTGAACTATCCTGGATATCCGACCTATGTCTTAGACTCCCAAGACCATATGAATTACATGGAAATCCAGACCTATGTGAATGGCACCTTGGATTCAGGATCCATCTGGACTTGTGAGTATGCGCCGGCTTATGGCGTGCAATAAGGAGGAGTTATGAACGGAATGCAACTACTCAAAGCCTTGATGGAAGAAATGCCTTGGTATCAGAAGGCCGGTATCTGGAGCGCTGTCATCGTAATCACCCCTATGCTATGGCTACAAATGAAGTTGGAGAACGGTTGTGAGAAAATCAAAGAAGCAGAAATCCAAGTTCCAAACGCTTGATGAAAGCGATAAAGATGTTGTATTGATCACAGCACAATCTTTGGATTCATTTGCCCATATGTTGGCCGTCATAGCTCGCAATCGAAAGCTTCAGGATTATTTCGCCAAAGATGGATTCACGACATCCGATTTTGCAGATTTAGTGGGAGCACTTCAACGACTGGCTAAGGGGTTCTTTTGAAATGAAACTTTAAGACTTCTTGAGCTTCTGGTATTTCTTCTCAACCGCAGCACTCACCCTCGCTTTTTCCATAGGACTGCCATTATGTGAAACTCGGTTCATCGCGCTTCTGGCGGTGTTCAATTCTTCCTCAGCTGGCTTTTTCCGGTATTTGCCAGCTTCATTATAGGCAATCGCCGCTGCTTGGTTCACCGGATGTCCCGCCTTAACGAGTTCCGCTACGTTATCTGACATGGTCTTGGGTGACTTTCCTTTTTCAAGTGGCATAGTCGTATTATAAGCATGGCCACTTATTCCAAACAACTCGGTAAGTATGACCCTCAAATCCAACGCATCGCTTTAACTGAACGCATCAAAACGCGTTATAAGAATAGCCTCTATCTCACCTGCAAAGATCTATTGGAATATTCCGATCTGACTAAATATACGCATGGCGAAATCATCGAAGCCTTAGAAGCTCCAACCAAACGCAAGCTCATCTGCGTCCCTCGGGGCACGTTTAAATCATCGATAGGAGTAGTCGGGTATTCCATTTGGTCATTGATGAATAATCCGAATCTGAGGATCCTGATTGATTCAGAGATCTATGAGAATTCTAAGAACTTCATCCGCGAGATCAGGGGCAAGCTTGAGCTTCCCCGAGTGACCCAACTCTTTGGGTCCTTTAGATCCAACCAATGGGCTGAGGGAAGTATTACGATTGCTCAGAGGCGAAAGATCTTGAAGGAATCGAGTGTGACGGCTTCAGGTGTCGGGGCCGGCAAGACTGGACAGCACTATGATTGCATTATTATGGATGATTTAAACTCTGAACGAAACTCCCAGACTCCTGAGCAAAGACAGAAGGTCGTGAATCACTATAAGCTTAATACGTCGATTCTAGAGCCCCATGGAGTGATGGTCGTTATCGGGACGCGTTATGCCGCAGACGATTGTCTGGGATATATTTTAGAGAATGAGATTAAGCCTCAGGGACTGATAGATCCACTTCTCCCTCCCCCACATTCAGGATAAGATGTTGTATCTTGGGTTGGACGGAATACATTTCCTCTCCTAAAGTCTCCCAGACCAACTCTCGTGCTTTTTCGAATCCAGCCAAATAAATTGCAGCATATTGAGCCCTTAAAACGTCGCATGCTAGAGTTGCCTCATACCAATCTTTATTATCTTTTGGTAAAACTTCAGGGACAAGATCTACGCAATAATCATGGGCTAGCTTCTGTTTTAGTCTCAGCATTTCTTAATCCTTCTTAGGTTCCCATTGAGGCAAACCTAGGTCCTCGGTAAAAGCGGTTCCTAAGACATACCAACTCTTGCCATTGTTATGCTCGGCCATAAGGTGCAAATTATCGCCATACTTTGACTGCACGAAACGATAGAAATCCTGATGATTTCTTTTCCATCCATCAATTTTGGGATAGCGAAGCAATTCTTCGGTATTTTCCACGGTGATGTCAAAACGGGCAATGCTGTCATCAAAATAAGCCGGTAAATGCTGCAAAAATCTAAAAGCCATGGCTTTCCTGTACAATAGTGACAATGAAAAAGAAATGGCATGTGGTCTATAAGCTTGAAATCTATGGGACTGCCAAGATCACGGCTGAGACTGACTTAGCGGCTAAAGCTGAAGTCTTAAACGAAACGAATATCGATAAGCTCTGCGACAAAGCCTCTATGATTAAGCTCGGGGTGATTAATGTCACTGAAGCCATTTCTGACTGGGATAAATTCACGAGGCATTGATGATCAATCCCCAACGACGGCATGACTGGATGACAACCACCCGAGCAAACGCTAAGGCTTTGCTTCGTGATCTCTTTACAGGCCCCGATGAGCAAGTGAAGTATTTCCTGAGCCTGCTCCAAAGCAAGTACTTCAGCCAAGATGTCGCCATGCTGATCCATCATCTCAATATCGCCTTAGCTGAACGCGAGAAGGTCGATGATCTAGAAAAGGATCATCCCTGACACACCCTGGCTTGACTTAATGCGTTATATTAGAGTATAATACTAAGGTAAGGAGTTCATTATGATGTCAGTTACCCATAAGAGGATTCTAGACTTAGTTTGGAACCTGCATGAGTTTATGAAAGAGATGGAGGCTTCTGGAAAGCCTGAGGTTGCCGATACCATTCGCCATATGATCCAAACCTTGGATCGAGAATACTTGATGGATATCAAGCATGATGGTCAGGAGTAAGTTCACGAACAAACCTTGATTAACCGGGTGGAGACACCTAAACTTCTATCATGGCGACTACCTCATTTGATTCGGTGTGGAGTTTAGGGGCAACGCGCGTCATTGTTCCAATCGGAGCCACACTTGCTGTCTTCATGCAACCTCAAGCAGGACAGGTGAGCACTCTGCTCAAAATGTTCTCAGGTGGGACTTGTGAAATCCTGGGTCCCGCTTTTACTCAGGTCGCATTTAACATATTCTTAGGAACGACTATGGCAGGGGGAACCTTAGCTGCCTTGTCTGGTTCAGGCTATTGCCTATCCACCAATGAGACCTTATCCCTGAGCGGACCTGCGTATTACTACCTCTCATCCACAGGGGCTACATCGGTCCTGCATGCGATCTTTGGAAAGGCTGAGGGTCAATAGACATGGCATTAGAGATTTTCTCCACAGTGCCTTTTTATAATCCACTTGTTGCAGGTCGATTTACTGATTCAAATAGCTCAATCGGTGGTGGTGACGCGCCGATTGTTTGGATCAATAAGAGCTTTGACACCGTCGGCGGAATGAGCATGAGTAATGGCGTCTGGGTTGTGGGATCCGGCTTAGGAGGAAAGTATCATCTCCATTCCCAGCTGGTCTATTCCTTCAATGCTGCGGCGGTCAATAATGTCGTTCAGAATTCAATCTATGTGAATGGAGTAGCGACAAGTCAAACAATCAATCGACTTGCAACCAGTATGACAGCCCAATTTTGTCCTGTCGGTGATATTCTTCAATTAGCGGATGGGGATAATGTAGTAATCAAAGGTTCGTGTAATGCTGGGAGCCCGTCTTTGCAGTCTGGAAACGCGTCACAAATTTATTTTTCAATCTTTCGATTAGGAAACTAAATGAATCTCGCAGATAGCATCTTTACTCTAGGCATCACTCAAGTCATCGTTCCAGTCGGCCCTACTCTGGCTGTTTTCTGTCAGCCTCTTTTAGGGCAACAGACCTGGGCGATGAAAGCACTCCTCGGTTCCTCTTGTGAGATCCTCCCTCCTGCTATTGGGAGTAGTAACCTGAACTTTTTCTTTGGAACCACGATGGCAGGGGCAACGCTAGCAGCTCTCTCCGGAAAAGGTTGGCCCTTACATCCCGTCGGAGCGACCATGATTCCTGAGATTTTTGAAATCGAAGGACCTGCTTCGTTTTATATTTCCTCCTTAGGCACCACATCGATTATTGCTATGAGAATCGATAAGGGAGCTGGGTATTGAACGACCGCTGGAGCGTCGTCTATAAAAAGGCCATCAATGACGATGGATCTCTTTTCTTTCCTGAAAGACTGACCCAAGAGTTCTTAGATCAAGCCAGACGGACCATGGGGTCTTATCTCTTTGCCAACCAATATTTAAACGTCATCATCCCCGATGAGGAAAAGAAGTTTAGAAAAGAATGGCTGAGATACACCACTCAAATCCCAGAAGGATGCACTAAGTTTGCTTTCATTGATCCAGCCATTGGCCAGCATAAGCACAGTGACTATACCGGCATCGCCGTCGTCTATGCTGATCAGGATCGGAATTGGTATTTAAGACTCGCTTCACGCTATCGCCTGACTCCGACACAGATTGTTAATAAAGCCTTTGATCTTCAAGAGCAGTTTGAACTCGATGCCATCGGGATTGAAATCGTGGGTTATCAAGAGGCGCTTTTATATCTCATTTCAGAAGAAATGATCAAGCGCGACAAAATGCTTCCCGTAAAAGGCATTAGGAGAAACAATATCTCTAAATCCTCTCGAATCTTAGGCCTAGTCCCCAGATTCGAGTGGGGACATTTATTCTGTTACCCTGGAATGGTTGAATTCGAGGATGAATATGACGCGTTCCCCCGCGGAACTCACGATGATATCCTTGACGCATTGGCCAGTTTAGAGGAACTTGTTTATTATCCAACAAGGGAGAAAAAGAAGCTTGAGCAACCCCACAGTCCAAACGACCCCAAATACGAGTCCTGGTATATCCAACACCTCACCGAAAGCTCACAAAATGGAAGCTCAGGGCGTGAAGCTTGGTCTGAATGAGACTGAAGAAACTCTCAACCAATTTTATTCCAAGATTCACCGCGCAACGATTGAAGGACAGGAATGGATCGAAACTTCCAAGGAAATCATCGATCATTTCAATAAAGGGGGATTAGGTCCCCATGCCGAATACTTTATCTTCCAATCCGTCAAAGTGACTGAATTTGGCAAATCTCAGCGCTTAAAAGAGGAATTAGAGCGTCCTTTGGGTCAAATTCTTTATGGGGATGATGAAGCCAAGGTGATTCAGGGGACTAACACAGCCAAAGTTCCGAGTAAAAACAATGGCAGACGCTAAAGACTTTATCATTCTGGGATTCGTGCTTTATACTTTTATTCAGCAAGTCATGTTTATCGTGACCACTCAGAAGTTGATTAACAAAGTCATGTCGAAGAATTATCACGATTATATGTTTGCCAAGAATGTCGATAAGACCATGACAGACGGGGAATTAAACCAGGGCGTTAGACATGAGCAGGCCTTGGAAGAAGATCTGGGTCCTCTGCAAGAGTTTGCTGGGATTCCTTAACGTAAAGGATGCCAAGGAATGGCGGGTTTATTGAAATCATTATTTGGGGGGAATCAGCCCTTTGCGGCCCAGTCGTCGCAGACGGACCCAGATCGCAATAAAAAGCCCAAAAGCGTCAGTGATCAATCCTCTGAAGAAATCGACATGGCTCAGAAATTAAGAGCTGAGCTGGAATCCAATCGCTCGAGTGCGAATCGAATTGCACATGAGGGAATCTGGATGACGAACTGCGCCTATTGCGTCTCAGGCGATTCAGTCATTGCGACGGCCAATGGCTATACCGCAATCGAGAAACTCACAACGAAAGATCTTGTTAAAACACGCGATGGGTATCGGCGTGTTCTTCGAGTCTGGGATAATGGCACAAAGACCTGTTATGACCATTATTTCTCAGATGGATCGATTCTGAAATGCACCGATGAGCATAAGATTTACACCAAAGCTTATGGCTGGGTCCAAGCCCAAAATCTGCAAGTCGGGATGCATGTCATCTCAGAAAAGAATGAAGACGTTTGTTTTGTGAAGCGCTTATGTGTAGGTCCACAACATGTCTTTGACCTAACCATTGAGACAATCCATGAATATTTCGCCAATGGGATCTTAGTCCATAACTGCCTAGGCTACGACGGCCTGATGTATAATACGACTGCGCGCCAGTTTCAGCCCATCAATCGCGCCAGTGCCTACTTGAGACGAAACCGCATTCATGCCAATAAGATCTTACCTACGGTTCAAAATCGATTAGCGCGTCTTTGTCAGAATCCACCCGAATACGACATTGTTCCAGAAACAGATGATGTTGAGGATAAGGATGCAGCGAAACTTTCGATGCAGGTCTTAAACACTCAAATCGAAAGATTGGAAGTCAATAAGAAGCGCCTGTTTCTTTACATGTGGATGCAGCAATGTGGGCATTCCTATATTCATGTGAAATGGAACCCATTACTAGGCGATCCGATGATCCTGGAAGATGGGACGTTGGGTTATCAAGGAGATGTCGATATTGAAGTTGAATCGGCGTTTTCGGTCTTTCCAGATCCTTTTGCTAGAACCGATGATGATGCTCAATATTTGATGCTGGCTAAAGTCAGACCGCTTCATTACTTTCAGGCCAATTATCCAGAACGAGGACATTTAGTGAAAGAAGAAGCAGCGTGGCTTCTTTCTGCTCAGTATGAAATGCGGGTCAATTCGCTCAATTCTCGCGGCCCTTCGCAAGGGGGGTTGACTGAGCAGATGAAAAATTCTGCGATTGAAATGATTAAGTATGAAAAGCCTTCAGCCAAATTTCCTCAAGGACGGATGATTGCTGCAGCGAATGGTGTGTTCTTAGATAGCAAAGATTTGCCTATCGGAGAAATCCCGCTCACCAAATTTGATGATACCATCATAGGCGGCAAATATTACAGTGAGACTCCGGTCACTCATGCAAGACCGATTCAGGATCAATATAATGAAACTTTAAGACGAAGGGCTGAATGGACAAGACGAATGCTTGCGGGCAAATACAAAGCCCCGAGAGGTTCCGGCCTTGCCCAAGAGGCCATGAATGATGAATCAGGAGAAGTGCTTTATTACAATGTCGTGCCCTCAGCCCCTCAAAACATCGAACCCTTACCCGTCCCCACCATCCCAGAATACGCTTACACTGAAGAAGAGCGTCTCGACAAAATTATGGATTATATTTTTGGGATCGGCGACGTTTCTCGCGGCATTCTGCCTTCTGCTTCTATACCCGCTATTGGCGCTCAGCTTCTCCAGGAGCAAGATCAGACTCGATTAAGCGTCATCACTGAACTCTTAGAGCGATCTTGGTCCAAAGTGTTTCGTCAGATCCTAAAACAGGTGGAGAAGAATTACGAAATGCCCCGCAAAATGAAACTTGCCGGCAAATCAGGCGAATACATTATCCGGGAACTCGATGGCAGGCTTTTGAGAGGCAATACGGATGTGAGAGTCGTGAGAGGATCCACTCTCCCTGATTCAAAGACTCTCAAGCGCCAGGACATCGTCAATACCATGAGTCTGGGACTTCTCGGTGACCCCAAATCCGATCCATCGGTTGCAATGAAGATCTTGGATGCTTTGGAATTTGGACAGAGTCAGGAAATCTTTGAAGACCAACACATCGACATGGCTCAAATCAAACGAGGCATGGACGCATTGGAAAAAGGCGAATTCGTCGAGATCGATAAGAAGGATAACAACATCCTTTGGTGCCAAGAGCTCAATCGATTCAGAAAATCCGATAAATGGGGAATGCTGCCTGAGGAAATTAGGCGTCTTTTTGAAGCTCAGATGGAAGACAGGCTCAATCAGCTCATGCCTCCAGGCCCTTCCAATACTCCGATGCCTCCGCTTCCCCCAATGCCTCCACCGCCCATTGGAGCAGGTGGAGAAGCCATTGCCGGATTACCCCCAGGTGCCAACGACCGAATGGCGGCCAAAAAAGCACAGTTTGGAGCTGGAGCACCAGCTCCGGGCCCTGCGCCCGTAGGACCGCCTAAGCAGGGACGAGGGTCGCCGCCGCGACCGGTGGGATTACCCCCAAGGAGACGATGATATGGCAAAAGATTCTTATTCAGAGGCATTAAAACAACGCCGTGGAGCTTCCATTGATCCATCGATGCTTCAAATGGCATACGGCGGTGATCAATCGCCTGAATCCCAAATCGATGAAGCGGTGGATGAAATCCACCAAGAATCCCCTCATGCGGATCCAATGGTTGCTCAAACGCTAGGCGAGGCGATTGGATATCCCGGTTCTAAGAAACCCCAGCCTCATCCCAAAGAAGCCGGTGAGGGCGAGGAAGCCATTGAGAATGTGAAAGACGGCGCAGTGCCAGTCGGTCTGAAAGAGGCCAAAGTCGATAGTGATGGGGATTACGACGGCGATCAGGCTCCCGCTCATGATGAAATCCGAGACCATGTCATTGGTCATGAATCCCCAGATGAATACGAGCGCATGAAAGATCGTCCTCCGACCAGTCTCGGGGAACGAGTCAAAATGGCAGCTCTTAAGGAAAAATACGAGAAAGCATAAAGATCAGACATCATGGAAGAACAAAATATTCAGGAAGCAGTCCCTGCTTCCGAACCGAGTTTAGATAACGGCACCCTAGAGACTCCTTCTCCTGCGGAATCAGCAAAAAAAGCTGAAGAACCCATTGAGATAGAGAATCCAGATCGTTATCGGTACCGAGGCCGACCTCTCAAAGACTGGGAGACCGGCTACATGAGACATGGCGATTACACCCAGAAAACGGCTCAAATGGCCCAGGAACGTAAATATTACGACAACCTGGCTGTCGATTTGGACCGAGTGCGTGCTAATCCCCATTTGGCGGAACAATTTCGAACGATCTATCCAGATAAGTTTCATGGCTATCTGAGATATGTCTTAGAAAACTCCAGTCAATCTCCCAATTATCCCAATCCAGGCCAATCTCAGCAAAATGCTTATGCCCGGTTAGATCCATCCATGGAAATGAGGATCAATCAGCTTGAGCAGAATTTTCGCGAAAAAGAAGTCGCAGCTATTTCCGCAGAACTCGATAATAAATTTCGAACACTCTCGCAGAAATATCCCTTTGCTGATGAGGAAGCCGTGGTGGCTCGCGCTCAAGCATTGCTCAATAAACTCAAAGAAGCAGACCCAATGAACCGCAATCTCAGGATTTCGGATAAACAATGGGATGCTCTTTGGAAGGGCGTGCATGACCGTAATCACCAGATTGCCGATAAGAACTATAAAAAGCAGGTTCAAGCGCAAGTTCAAGCCAATCGGAAAAGCAGTGATGCGGGACGTGGAGGCGGAAATCCGGGGCAAGCTCCGAGACAATTCAAATCCATTAAAGAAGCAACCGCTGCAGCTCTGAGTGACATTGATTCAGGCGCATTCTGAACCATAACTTAAAACGCAATTGAGAGAGACAAGGCAAGGAGGCCAATCATGGCTAATCAATTCGCCAACGTGGCAAACGCCCTGGCGATTCTGAAGAACTACTATGCCGGTCCAATCGTTTCCCAATTCAATGACGATTATGTAAAAATGGTCGCTTTTCTACGTAAGTAGAAAATGAAAAACTGGGGTGTATCGGTGGACCCTGAGACGGGAATACCGAGGGCGAGATCAAGGATTGATCCGTCCGTAACGCGTAGGAGACATAAACTCTCCCAAGAGTCCCCGGCAACCAGAAATGGTTGAAAATGTACGCTGAACTCACTGAAATAAAATGGTGAGAAGTCTGGGATAAAAAACCTGGACGATAACAAACTTGCTACCGCTCTATAGGGGAGCTGAAAAGGGAAAAGAGAAGTGGAACGGTCAACAAGTCATTCGACCTGTGAAGGTAAGACGTAACCAGGGTATCGGAGCTACCAGTGATGGCGGAAACCTACCCAAAATCGGTCAACAGACCACTCAGCAAGCCATTATTGCTGCGAAGTATAATTATCTGCGTGCTGCATGACCGAAGCGCAGAAGTCATTTCAAAACTGTGATCGTTTGTTCGGTCTCACAGGCCCGCTGATCAAAAGCTCCCAGGGTGATAAGGGCGCATTTGTTACAGCGATGGAATTTGAAATGACTGAGGGATTAACTCAAGTATTTCAAGTACTTACAGTCCCTCTAAAACCCACTCTGATTGACTTGGAAGCCCGGAAGCGGGTGACAAGGGGCAAGCGAAAGCAGCCTGAACGACTAAGTGAGAGGGCCCGAAAGGGATGCGATAGTCTGAACAACGGTATAACCAAAGAAGCCGTTGAGAGGAATCCGAAGCGGTTCCTCCACTAGCCGAAAGGCTAGGGGTAACAGAATGTGAACGATTCCAAATGGGACGTGAATCGTCAGTTGGGGTGGAACGGCAATGGCCGTCTCGCGACCGTTTCTGCTAATGCTGTCGGAACGAACTCCATTTCGATTCAGAATCGGGATACCCAAGCAGGGATTGCTTCAGCTGAAGCCCCTGAGAAGTTTCTCGATATCGGAACTCAGATCGATATCGTCGACACCAATAACAACGTGTTGGCCAATAACGTTCAGATTACAGCTATGAGCGGAATTGGAACAGCGACGGTTACTCTGACATTGGATAATAATGTGAGTGTGGCAGCCAACAATCTTGTCATTCGGTCTGGAACAGTGAGCAACGAAATCCAGGGCCTCTTGACGAGCTTGGACGGCGGCACCAGTTCTATCTATAATATTGACAGGAGCCTCTTTCCAAGTTTCCAAGGAAACAATATTGATTTAGCAGGTCAACAGCTGAATCTAAACGCCATGCAACAAGCATTGAATAATGCTAGACGGCGAGGCGGTGGGAAGATTTCTGTCGTTTATTGCGATTTCGATTCTGAGAGATATTACAATCGCTTAACCAAAATGGGCGATTCAAAATTGACCAAAATCGGGGGACGCTGCGATGCCAATCCCGAGCAAACTGACGAAGAAATTTCGTTAGCTGCGTAACGCGTAGGGGCTGAGGGATGAAACCAACAATGCCCCCAAGAGTGGTCGACAGTTCAAAAGACTGAAAATGTACGCTGAGCTTAGGTGAAAAAAGAAGCCTAAGAAGCCTAGGATAAAAAGCCAAGGCGATAACAAGACTGTATTGGTCGCTGATCGCAGATACATCGGTGAAAAGGTCACTGGAGACGGAACATTCACGAGTAAGGATGAGGTTTACCTCAACTTCTCAGGTGCTCCGATTCTAGCGGATCAATCCTGCCCTACACGGTTCTTCTTTATTACAGAAGGGAACCTGAAAAAATACGTACTCGCCGAGATGGAATGGGCGGACGAAACGGGCAGTTACCTGATCGCCCAAATTGGAAGTGACGCATTCGAAGCGCGTCTCAGGCTTTTTGCCAATCTGTTTTTGGAAAAGCCATCAGCCTCCGCTTGTTTGCAAAACTACATTAGCCCATAAGGAGATTCGTTTTGGATCAGAAGCTTAGACAAATGAACGGACTTCTTAAACGGTACGATTCTGATTTGGTGAGCCGCCGTTACATGGACGGCGCCTTAGCTATCTTAAGGAAACGCAGAGGGTATGATTTTTACAGAATGCCTGGAGATTGCGTTCTTTGGTTTGGTTTTGATTGGGAACAACTAGTCCTCCCTCTCACCGATAATTGGATTGAAACAGGAAAGCCTGTGGATTGGGGCATAGAGCCGATTTTGGCTCAAATGCAAAAGATCGACGGCTGGCGAGACGACAGTGATTATGATCGCTTCTGTGAGGACCGACAAAGACGAAGGGACAATAAACAACGCGCATTTCGGAATGAAATGCGTGCACGAGCTTATGATCTGAGACGGGACTTTGCTAGGGCAACCAATGACATTAACACTTCATCATTAAATCGGATTGAAAGAAGGAGAATTCACGATGGCTATCGTGGGTAGAGATTTAGATAACTCGGAAAGAAAAGAGGTTTTGACCTTTACCTCACAGTTTTCAGGTCAAAGCTTGGCACTCAACGGCGGAAACGTCATCGCTACAGGAACCACACTCTTTATGGGGATGGTTCCCTATCCTTGCACGGTTCTCAGCGGAGCAGTCTTTGCGCTCGGCGTTTCCGGAGCACCGCAGATTTCTCTAGGACTTCAGAGATTTGCTGCAGGTTCCACCAGCTATGCAATCGGCATTTCCAACATGGTTCTGACTGCTTTTGGAACCAGTGGAGTTCAAGGATTGTCGGGACTCCCTGCGGCGGGGTCGACACTTTTGAACCTGCTTCAGAATGACGTCGTCATTTGTACGACAGCAGCGTCGAATACCGCTATTACAAACCTCATTGTTCAATTGGTCGTGAAAAAGACCCAGGACATTGTTGCATACCAAGGGGTATCGACCTAAGCTAGAAGCAGTCGATAGAGTTGAAAAAGGGAGCCTTCGTGTCCCTCTTCTGGGTTTTTTTTCATTTTCCCAGAAGGGGGGCACGCCCCTTCACTTTGCTTAAAGGATTAAGCGATGAGTCAGAACTCCATTACGATGTTCTCCAGTGACTCGACCTCTGCAGGAAGCGCCGCTTTCACGCAGGATGTGTTTTCTGATGTCACTGACACTCCCTCAACGAATTCAGGGTTTAGTTCTACTTTCTCGAATAACCCGCTGAATAATCTCTATGGGAATGATGATTTCCCAAGATTTGGTCCTAAAACTCTTTGGATTAAGGACCTCGTTTTGGTTCAAAACAAAGCCTTTTGGATCAATGGCGAACCCACCTATAACATCGTTTGGCATGAGCCTTTTCCTTCGGCTCAAGGCTATGTCTATGGGAATTTTCAGCTCATTAGGCAAGGACTTCAGACTTTTATTCAAATCAGGACTCCCAACGATGGTTTTGGAGTAGGCGGAGTCTTTGCGCGCTGCATGTTTATGATGATTGGCAATACGGCCGCAGCAGGCAATGCCACAGGAACCGTCTTTGTGGATGGGGTTTCGAATTCGACTAGTGTGGATTGGTCCAACATGTCAGTGGGACCTGCATCCATCAATACGACTCAAAATCCGCAAACAACCCCCATGTATGCAGCAAGCGTCCATGCCGGGGCTAACGAGACTTACAATATCCATGATTTTAGGTTAACCGCCAATCAAGGCGGCGGGGTTTTTACGATTGCTGGAGTCGTTGTCTATTCGGAAAACTCCACTCTTTCGATCGATCAATTCCCAGGCCTGACCTATAACAATAAGACTCAGGCTAAAACCTCAGTCAATGCGACCCTTCCGTTGCCGACCTTTGGGACCTCTCTCGGCGGCAGGTCGGTCATCTATAAGACGATTACCGCAGGCTATTCGACCTCAACCCTAGGCGTCAGTACGATCAATAGTATTGCCCAAGGGAATATTTCAACGAGTATCCTGAACGTCACGACAGGGGATGGTTCCAAATTCACTGCGGGCCAAGGCATCATTACGGCGTCCAATTCCGGGGCTACTCCCTATATTGGCGTCATTCAGTCGATTTCAACGGATGCTTTGACCGTTTATCCTCAATTGCCCTTTGGAGTGTCCTCTGCGATTTATACCTATTTCAAAGCAGGGCAATCCTTAGCCATTAATGCCAGTTTGAATATTCTCTCCTATACCTATTTGGGCAGTGATTTATCCACCATGCCCTTTATCGATGGGTATCAGAAATACTGTGTGTGGGGCAATAACGTGGCAGGGGTGACCTTACTCGATAACTCCAACGCCATGGTCTTTACCTCAGCCGCAGGATTCGTTCAATGCGAAGGCTATTTCAGTGCCGCTGAGATTGAGTGGGCTGGGATGAGTTTTGCCGTTCTTTCAGGCACCATGATTGTGAACGGACTACCGGTCTTTAGTCACAATAATATTGGCTTTACAGGCGTTTTGAAAAAGACGGTCTTCATGGATGCAGGACCTGGCTGGAATAATTTCGCCTTCTTTCCTGGATCCTCTCACATCAATGTTGGACTGACTAAGATCAATATGTACCGTCGGGCTCATGATCTCTCCCCCACCTTTGGGATTCTGGCGGCCTACGATACTCTGCAAGCGTTTATCCCTCACAATACGAATGCCACGTTCATCCCACCCGGAATCTTTCAACGCGTGTTTGGAGATGCCCTTTTATTCAAAGGCCCGTGGGTGAGAGCCGTTGGAGCGACGATGCCAGGGGGCATTGGGTATTTCGGGGCGACAACCACTTGTACTCTCAATTTCCAATATTATGGCGATCGCATGGCTGTCGTCACTGGATCCTCGATTGGAGCCGGGGGAAGCCTGACCTTTGCGATTGATTCCGGGGCAAATTTAGGGGCAACGAGCATGAATACCGTGATCATGCCGGCAGGCTCCAATGCCAGTCTCACGTTTCATAGTGTGAGTCTTGTGGTCCAGGGAGGGACCGTTTTAATCTCAGCCATTGATTTTTTTAGGCCACAAGGCGAGATGAGCAATATTCAGACTTTCTCGCCGGTTCAGCCCCCCCTTCAAATCAATCAGATGCCAGCCGGATCGGTCATCCAAGTCGTTCAAAATTGGTGGAATACGACGGTCACAGGTGGAAATACGGCCATTGGAACCAATGTGTGGTGGGATATTCCAGGATCAGCCGTCAATATCAGCCCCCGTTCCATTCGGAGTAAGATTTATGTACAAGTCTCCTTATCGGCTGTTTCAAGTAATGTGGGCGGAGCGGGCATGAGACTTTGCCGAAACGGGATGCCGATTGGCCTCGGTCAAAATAGCGCGGGCAATACGAATCTGGTTTCTACAGCCATTGCACTTCCTGCGAATACCGATACTCCACCTCTTTCTAATGTGTTTAATTATCTGGATACTCCCGGGGATAGTTCTGCCTTAACTTATAAACTTCAAGCAGCAAGTTGGTTTTCTCCTGGAACCTGGATCAATCAGAGCATCGCTGATACAGCCGATGGAAGGCATCAACGCGCTTCATCCTCAATCACACTTACGGAAATTGCGGGGTAACTCTTATGGCCACAAAAGTCTATTACCTCAAATTTGGTTCCGGAGATCCAGCCACTTTCTCAGGCTTGTTTCCGACATTTGTGATTTTCAATGCCCTAGGATCGACTGCCTTAGCCGCACCTGGCATTACCGAAATCCCAGCGGGCTCAGGATACTATCAATTTCAATACGGGCCCACTCAGGCGATTTTATTTAAAGCCGACGGCGGCAATAGCTTATCGACCAACGATCGATTTATTTCAGGGACTTTAGATCCAGTTCAGGCTGTCGATCAGCAGCTGGGATATCAAACCGATTCGTTTGGGTCCACAGCTACTGACCCAGCTTCAATTTGGGGATATGTCAAACGCCTTCAGGAATTCTTCGAAGGCGACCAGATCTTTACGAAAGCTTCAGGCATTTGGCAAATTTTTAATCGCGGTTCGAGCACATTGCTTAGGACCAAATCTCTCACTAACACCACGACCAGTGCAACTCGGACAGGGAGCTCATGACTCAACACCTTAGACCCACTCTTGGACTTGCTATGATTGTCAAAAACGAGGCTGAAAATCTGCCACGCGTTTTTGAATCGATTCAAGGATGTTTTGACCAAATTTGTATTACCGATACCGGATCAACCGATGATACCAAGGAAATCGCAGCTAAACTCGGAGCTGAGGTCTATGAGTTCACTTGGTGCAATGATTTTGCAGCTGCCAGAAATGTCAGCTATGAGCCTTTAAAGACCGATTATATCTTCTGGATGGACGGAGATGATATCTTAGAAGGCAGAGACGAGTTTCTATCTTGGCGAAACGATATCATGCATCTGGCTGATTTCTGGTTAGCCAATTATGTCTACGCCTCAAAACCTGATGGGACTCCGGCTTGTACTTTTGTCAGAGAAAGAGTGACGAAGCGATCAAAGAACCTGAAATGGAAATACTTCGTTCATGAAGGCATTGTTCCTGGTCCTGATACCAAGGTCAATTTCATTCCCTCTTGGCGAGTGAGGCATATGAGAACCGAGATGGACCTTGCCAAAGACCGAAGCAGAAATCTCAGTCTCCTTGAGAAGAATCAATCGAAACTGGATGCCCGGATGAAATACTATTGGGGCAAAGAACTCTTTGAAGCAGGCAAACGCTTTGATGCGATCCGGAAGCTAGAAGAGGTCACCTCAAGTGGAGAAGAAATGGAGATGCATGACCGGATTTTGGCCATGCAGTATTTGACTCTCTCTTACATGGAGTTTGGTCAGTATGACAAAGCCATTTCAATTGCACTGACTGCTATTCAACTCGCACCTCAGCGAGCTGAGCTTTATGTGGCCGTGGGCGATTGTTATCTGAAAATGAACCAGTTTTTGAATGCCGTTCCGTTTTATCAAGCCGCATGCAAATGCTATTTGCCGGCGGGCAATCAAGTCGTCTCTCCTATTTTCTTTCATGATGATGCGTATGGCGTTTATCCCAAAAATCAGCTGGCTAGGATCTATGCCAATCTCGGGAAAATCGATGAGGCTAAGGAAGTGGCCTTTCGGTGTCATGGCGAATACAAGCATCCTGAGACCAAGCAGATCTTAGATGAATTGACGAAGATGAGCACATTGATGTGTGGAAGGAAAGCGGCCAAGCCCACTCGCGAGATTGTCTTCTCAGGCACTCCGACCTCTCCTTATGTCTGGGATGGAGAAGAGTACCGAAAGCAAGGAATGGGGGGGTCTGAGACCGCTTGTATTGAAATGGCAGAACACCTGGCCAAACTCTCAGGCAGAAAAGTCAAAGTCTTCAATGCGAGAGCTGACATTAAAACGATCCGCGGGGTGGAGTACTTACCTGTGGCTCAGATTCAGCATTACTTCTCTCAATATAAGCCCTATCTGCATATCTCTTGGCGCCACAACGTGAAACTGACCGATGCTCCCACTTATGCTTGGTGCCATGATTTAATCACCCCTGGCATTGAGGAGACTTCCAATTATGTGAAGGCGATTTGTCTGACTCCGTTTCACGCGGATTTCATGCATAACATGCAACTCGTTCCTTATGACAAAATCTGGATTTCAAGAAACGGAATTCACCCCGACAGGTTCCTGGGGCCTAAGCCCGCTAAAAACCCAAATAAGATCGTATTTCCCTCTAGTCCTGATCGCGGACTCGATCGAGCTATTTTGGTCTGTGATGAGGTCAGGAAAGAATTCCCTGATCTTGAGCTCCATGTCTTTTACGGCATCGAACATCTCCCTCAGTGGGGGCATCAGGCGCTCCATGACAAATTGAAAGGGATGTTTGCTTCCAGACCCTGGGTCAAATACCACGGCAAAACGGAGCAGAATGAGCTGATCAGGCATTTTAAAGAAGCCGTCATTTGGCTTCATCCCTGCGATTTCATCGAAACGAGCTGCATTACGGCAATGGAAATGATTGCCTCAGGAGTCTATCCAGTGACCCGACGTTTGGGTGGACTTAAGGACACCTTGGCTCTAGCCGAAAAGTCAGGCATGGCAACGCTTCTCAATCACGATTGCGTCACAAGCGATGAGTTTCGCAATTTTACAAACGCGACCCTTCAAGCTTTACGTGAAAAACGATGGGAACGGGAAGCGTTTCAGAGCTTTAAGCCTCAGTCGCTTTCTTGGGAGAAAGTTGCCGAAAGTTGGCTCACTGAGATGGAACAGATTCCCGTTGATTTTGAATCCATGAAAAGGGAGGCGGTAGCAGTCTCGCCGTGATCAGCAATGGCCCTAGCCCCAGCAGATACGATTGTTGTTGGAACGGCGCTTGAGACAGACGGGCTCATTGGCTTTAACACGATTGCAGGGTTAGGACTGGTCAGCTTTGGCTTTCTTTGGCCCTGTGACGGGATTTGGCAACCCAGTGATGCTCCCATCACAACCACCTGGGTCCCTGCTTCGGTTCCAGTAATCACAACTGAGGTCTGTTCGGATGATATGGGAGGCCTGGGATGACGCTCAACGATCTTCAGAACCTATGCGCGTTTTGGTTAGACGATCTCAATATGACCTACTTCACGCCGACGCAATTGACCTTTTGGCTCAATAATGCGCAACGTGAGGTTCAGAAAATTCTCCTTCAATCCCACGTCAATTTCTATGTCACCCGAGTGCAGACGACCCTGGTTGTGAATCAAAATGACTACGTCTTGCCCAGTGATTTTATGACTCTTCACAGGCTTGAGATGATCAATAACGGGGTTCCTCCGTTTGAAGACACCGTCTGTTTAGACCCGATTACCATTAATCAGCAGGACTTAGTGCCAAGCCAGGTCGGTACCCCTCAGTTTTATTTCTTTAAGAAAAATAGGCTCACTCTTTTACCGGCACCTGATACGGCGCTACCTCTCAGACTCTATTACTCATACGCAGTCTCTGACATGGTCAATCTAACGGATGAGCCTGATATCCCCAGGCCTTATCATGAGCTCTTAGGCGTTTTAGCCACCATCGATGGCCTGATGAAAGACGGACGTGATCAGAGCGCGATGCAGCTCAAGAAAGCTTATTATGAGAATCTCTTAAAGCAAGAGACTCAGGACCGAAACGAGGATTCCCCGCGTGTGGTCACTCAGACGGGCAATGATCTCACTCAGATGTTTGGATATTTCTAATGCCAATGGAACCTCTCACCCCTCAGGCTCCGATGCTTCAGCAATCCCCCCAAGGGATGCCAGGGCCTTATCCCAAATTTAAGGCTGAGCATTTTTATATGTTTGGCGGGATTAATGCCAAGGCCTCGCCCTATGTGAATAACCCAACTGAGTTTCGAGATTTATCCAATTTCAATTTTCTCTATCCCGGAGATTTAACCAAGCGCCCTGGAAGTACGATGTATGCGGGTGTGACGGTGATCGGATCGATTTTAGGGGGAGTAGAGTTTGCTAAATCGAGTGGGCAATCTCAGATTCTTTTTGCAGCCAATACGAATTTCTACCAGGTCATTCCCCCGATGACTGTGACTCCGGTGGTGACTGGCTTACAAAATGGCGCGATCTTTTCATTTGTCACTTATCTGGATCGCCTCTTTGCAGCCAATGGCGGGAATTTCTTTAAATTTGATGGAACCAATAATACGAAATATTCCCTACCCCCTGGAGCAACCGCTCATTGGGGAGTGACTGCGACGGCTGGAGGATCCTTAACTCCAGGAGTGACAACGATTTTCACCTGCGCTTATGGCTACGTGAATGACCGGGGATACGGGGGACCTCTCAGTAACGGGGTGACGATCATCATTGATGGAGTGTCCAATAACTCAATCACCTATTACGGGATGACACTCGATCAATCGGGTTATGGCATTACCGCACTTCAGCTTTGGAGAACAACCGGTGGGGGGGCTAATTTCTTTGGAACCACCTACGTTGTTTCGAATGGAACTCAAGCCATTGATACGGGATTCCCCTTAGGATCGTCTTTAGCTCTGCCTCACCTTTGGTTCACCCTGACTCCAAGGTTTCAGCAAGTCTATAATAACCAGCTTTTCATGGGAGGGTTCTCAGCCTTGCCCTCCCGCCTTTACTGGAGTGAGATTGGGGAGCCTGAAGGGGTGCAGCCCACCTATTACGCTGATTTTGTCAGCAATGACGGGGACCGGATTACAGGACTGAAAATCTTCCAAGGCAATCTCATTGTGGCTAAGCAAAAGAGCCTTTTTCTGATGTCAGGGACTGATCCTAGTAATTTCACCATCCAGATGATTACGGATCAGTATGGGTGCCTCAGTCATCAAGCGATGGTTACTTTTCAAAACAAGCTTTGGATGCTCGATCAAAAAGGAATCGTGGAATTTGATGGAGCCAATATCCAAATCATCTCAACCAAGACTGAGCCTTTTTTCCTTCAGATGAATGTCCCTTCGGCACTCGACTATGCCGTGGGAGCGCATTTTAAGCAATTTAATGAAGTCTGGTTTCATGTCCCTTACCAAGGCTCAACGATTAACAACTTACTCATGGTGTATGACTATGTCTCAAACGCTTGGACGAGGTATGACGGAATCCAAAGTTCTTATTTCTTTATCGGCCAAGGAACCAACCCCACCCGCACTCTCTTTTACGGAGGGTACACCGGAGCACTCTCTTACATGGGCTCATCCTTCTTTGGAGATAATGGGAACGCCATTACTTGTATGGCATTCACCCTCTGGCACTCTCAGATGGGACAGACCACAGAAAGCCTCTACCGCAGGTTTTGGATGAATATGGATCCTGTTTTGGGAATCACGCAGGCCATCAGGGTCAATCTCTATAATAACTACAGTTCCAATACCGTTTCTTTTTCCGGGGCCATCTATCAATCATCTTTTCAAACGAGGCTTGATTTCGGGATTTCAGCGAGATCGATTTCCTCTCAATTCACACATGCCTCAGCAAGCCTGCCCTTAAGAGTCCATGGGTACACTTTTGAGTCTAGATACCAAAGGAGTACCTGATGGCTAAGATCACAGTTCCAGTCACGATGAATAATTTAACGACCAGTGATCCAAGCTACAATACTTACTTGTCTCAGCTCTTAGGTCAGATTCAAAACATCTTAAATGGCCACGTGAGTTTGACGGATAATTGCCAGACTCAGATTGTTTCAGCACAATTTCACGCAGCCAATGCCAATCAAGGATTCCCACACACTTTGAATAAAATCCCGAGTGGATATATATTAGTGGGAGCAGCAGCAGCAACGAATATTTATAACGGGACACA